GCCGACATGCAGGCGGTCGGGTCCGCCTGATGGCCTACGACACCGCCACCAACCAGGACTCCGCCGAGACCGACGACGAGACCGACGACGAAGCCATCATCGAAGAGGCCGAGGAGTGGTTCGAACTCTGCGAAGAAGCCGAGGCTGAGAACCGTAAAACCTACGACGAAGACACCAAGTTCGCCCGCCTGCCGCGCCTCTATCAGTGGGATGCGAAGGTCCGAGCCCAACGTGAGCTTGATGGCCAACCCTGCCTGACTGTCCCGCGCCTGGGTCCGGTGATCCGCCAGGTGGTCAATGACAGCCGCCAGAACAAGCCCTCGATCAAGGTCCACCCAGCCGACGACAACGCCGACCCGGAAACCGCCGAGGTGATGAGCGGCCTGATCCGCAACATCGAATACACCTCTGACGCGGATGTGGCTTACGATACCGCCGTCGACAACGCGGTGACCGGCGGCTGGGGCTATATCCGGGTCAACACCCGCTACGCCACCGACGACACCTTCGACCAGGATCTGGTCATTGACCGTGTCGCCAACCCGCTCGTGGTCTATGGCGATCCCTACTCGACGGCGGCCGACTCCAGCGACTGGAACGTCGCGCTCGTGCTTGAGGCCATGTCGAAGAAGGCCTTCGAGCGCAAGTATAAGGGCTCCGAGCCAGTCGACTGGAAGACCGGCGCCTACAGCGGTCTCGGCCGTCCGTGGATGGATGATGATCGCGTCATCGTCTGCGAGTTCTGGAAGCGCGAGGAGATCAAGAAACAGGTCGTCGCGCTCTCCAATGGGGAGATCATCGAGACCAGCGAGTACGAGGACAACCGCGACGCCATGGAGGCCGAGGGCCTGACCATTGTCGGCAAGCCGCGCGAAGTCTCGTCATACAAGGTTACCGAACACATCCTCACCGGGGCCGAGGTGCTGGAAACCATCGCCTGGGAAGGCAAGTACATCCCGATCACGCCGGTCTATGGCGAAGAGGTGTGGGTCGAGGGCAAGCGGTATCTCAAGTCCCTGATCGGCGACGCCACCGACGCCCAGCGGATGCTCAACTATTGGCGTTCGGCCAGCACAGAACTGGTGGCCTTGGCCCCCAAGGCCCCGTGGATCGGCGCGGTGGGCCAATTCAACACCGACCCGAACTGGCAGACGGCCAATACCGAGAACCATTCATACCTGGAATACGACAACGTCCCCGGTGCGGGTGCTCCGCAGCGCCAGCCGTTTGCGGGTGTTCCGGCCGGGGCACTGCAAGAGGCGCTGAACGCCTCGGACGACATCAAGTCGATCACCGGCATCTATGACGCCAGCCTGGGCGCCAGGAGCAACGAGACGTCCGGCAAGGCGATCCGTGCCCGCCAGATGGAAGGCGACATCTCCACCTACCACTTCATCGACAACCTGAGCCGCGCGATCCGCCATGTGGGCCGCATCCTCATCGACCTGATCCCGAAGGTATACCCCGAGGGCCGGGTTATTCGCATCCTGGGCGAAGATGGCCAGCCGAAGACCGTGAAGCTCGGCGAGCCGACGCCCGCCACCGACCCGGACGGCGCGCCGCAGACCGATGACGACGGGCAAGCGATCTCGCGCATCTACAGCCTGGGCCTCGGCAAGTACGACCTGACCGTCACGTCGGGGCCGTCGTTCACGACCCGTCGCGAGGAAGCCGCGGCGCAGATGATCGACCTGATCCAGGCCTATCCGGCCGCAGCCCCGCTGATCGGCGACCTTCTCGCCAAGAACCTCGATTGGCCAGGCGCAGACGAGGTGGCTCGCCGGCTCAAGGCCATGCTGCCCCCGCAGATCAACGGGCAGAACCCGGAGATGGATCAGGCCCGCCAACAGCTCCAGGCGCTTCAGCAGGCCCTTCAGCAGGGCGCGGCCAAGATGCAGGGCCTGGAGGCCGACAAGTCCATCGAGATGCGCCGCCTGGACATCGAGCAGGGCAAGCTCGAAGTCGACCAGTACAACGCCGAGACCAACCGCCTGAAGGCCGTCACGACCAAGGATTTCCCGCTGGGTCCCGACGCCGTCAACCAGCTCATGCCGGTTGTGATGCAGGCGATCCAACAGCTTCTGGAATCGCCGGACATCCTGCCGCCTGAAGGTGGCCAGGAGCCGCCGGAGCCGATGCTGGAGCCTGTCCAGCCCCAACCAGGCCCTACGCCGCTCGACGGCGGACAGGCCCTGGAACTGCCGCCCGAACCCCTTGGCGCTCCGTCACCTGACGAAGCCGCTGCCCTGGCCGACGCGCTCGAACCCGAGCAGCGCTAGCCGACCCCGCCTTTTCGCGCCGCCGCCAACCGGACCTCACCGTCCGGCGCGTCGTCACGTCCCATCGCCAGCAACCCGGAAGGATTGGCAAACATGACTACCGAAGCGACCACCTCGGACGTTGAGACCGAAACCGAAGCGCCCGACGTCGCAGACACCTCGACCGACGATCAGGTCGAGACCCAGGCCGAAGACGAGGACATCGAGGGCGACGAGAGCGCCGACGATCAAGCCGAGGACGAGGACGACGGTCTCGAGGAGATCGAGTTCGATGGCGTCAAGGCCCGCGTGCCGCCCGCCATCAAGGCCGGTGTGCTGCGTCAGGCCGACTACACCCAGAAGACGCAGGCCCTCGCGGCCGACCGTCAAGCCCTGGAGACCGCAAAGCAAGCGGTTGTGAGGGACGTCGAGGCCCGCATGGCCCTCGTCGCCGATCACGCCAAAATGCAGACCCTCGAAGAGCCCCTGGCGGAATACGAGAAGCTCTCGCAAGCCGACTGGGAACTCATCAAGGAGCGAAACCCGGATGAATATCGCGAACACCGCGATCACTTCCGGGATCTGAAGTTCGAGCGCGACAGGATCGCGGGGGACATCAAGACCAAGGTCGAGCAGCGATCCCAGGAAGAGCAGCGCCAGCGCGCCACAGCTCTTCAGGACAACGCCGCCAAACTCCCTGGTTTGATCCCCGGCTGGAACGCTGAACTGGCCACCAAGGTCGAGCAATTCGCCATTACGGAGCTGGGCTACACCCCGGACGAAGTGATGGGCGCCCTCGCCGATGGCCCCAACCGGATCAGGACCCTGCATCTCGCGATGAAGGGCCTTGAGGCCGAAAAGAACAAGAAGGCCGTGGCTCGGGTCACCGCCGGACAGAAGACCACGCCCGCCAGGACGGTGGGCGCGTCCGCTCCCAATGCACGCAGGACAACCGACGCCTCCGGCGACGCCCTGAGTGGTGAGGAGTGGGCGAAGCGAGAACGAGCGCGCGTCGCGGCCCGAGCCGCCACCCGCTGAACCCCACGCAGCGTCGAGACGACGCCGCTCCTCCCATAGATGGACACTTAAACCATGGCCTCCACCTATCTGACGCCTACGCAGGTCACGCGTAAGGCGCTGGTCGTCCTGCACCAAAAGCTGAACTTCATCAGCTCGATCACGCGGGACTACGACGACAGCTACGCCAAGCCGGGCGCCAAGATCGGCGATACCCTGAAGCTGCGCCTGCCGAACCAGTACACCGTGCGCACCGGCAAGACCCTTCAGGCCCAGGACAACAACGAACAGTCCGTGGACCTGAAGATCGACACCCAAGCCGGCGTCGACATGAACTTTTCCTCGGCCGACATGACGCTGTCGATCGACGAGTTCAGCGACCGCTATATCGAACCGGCCATGGCGGAGCTGGCGGCCTACATGGAGGGCGACGCGCTTACCCTCTACAAGGACGTCTACAACCAGGTGAACAACACCGGTTCGGCGGCGAGCTATGCCAAGCTCCTGCTGGCGCGCAAGCAACTGGTCGACAACCTGACCCCGGCCGGCGACCGCTCCATCTGCCTGAATACCCAGGACAACGTCGACCTGGTGGATGGCCTGAAGGCGCTGTTCAACGATCAGAAGTCGCTCGCCAAGCAGTACACCGAGGGCTACCTCGGCCGCGCCGCGGGCTTCGACTTCATGGAGAACACGCTTCTCCCGTCGCACACTCGCGGCGCTGAAGACACGGCCTATACGACCGACACCCGCACCTCGGCTCTACCCGTGGTCGTGACCGCCGTATCGTCTCTGACCGTGGCCGCCGGCACCGGGGCAGGCAAGAAGGGCGACGTGTTCACTATCGCCGGTGTCTTCCGCGTCCACCCGGAGCTGAAGACCTCGACGGGCGCCCTGCAACAGTTCGTCCTCACGGCGGACTATGCGGGCGGTGCGGGCACGATCAACATCTCGCCCTCCATCGTGCTCTCTGGCTCGCGTCAGAACGTCATCATCCCGTCTGGCGTGTCCAATGCGGCCCTGACCTTCGCCGGCACGGCCTCGGCCGCCCACGGCATCTCCCTGGCCTACCAGAAGGGGGCCTTCGCCTTCGTGACGGCGGACCTGGTGAAGCCGCAGGGGGTCGACTTCTGCGCCCGCGAGACCATCGAGGGTCTGTCGATGCGGATCGTGCGTCAGTACGACATCAACAACGACAACTACCCGACGCGTATCGACGTCCTCTATGGCAAGAAGACGATCCGCGCCCAACTGGCCTCGCGCCTGGCCAACAACTAGGCCGTCTCGGGCCGCTCTTCGGGGCGGCCCACCCCCTTCATCACATTTGAAAAGGAGACGGCCAATGGCTGTCAATTATCTCGGCGACAACGGCCCGGACGGTACCTCCCTGGGCGTCGACGCCACCAAGAAGGTCTCGCTCTACGGCGTGACCCCGGTTGCTCAGCGCACCTCGACCGTGCTGGCGACCTCGCTGCTCTCGGCCTCCAGCTACGTCTCTGTGGCGTCGAATACGGCGGCCATTCTGCTGGAACTGTCGAACGCTCTTGTTGCTCTCGGAGCCTTCAAGACCGCCTGACTTTTCGGCCGATTTGCAGTATTACTTGGCGGCTCCCAACGGCGCTTCAACGCCGTATGGGAGCCTAACCAAGGAACCTGTTGAGAGGTCCAATGGCTATCCCCAATACACCAATTCCGGCGCCC